ACAGGTAACTATTCAACTGTTAAAACTAACCCATATTCTGAATTTGGTATTAACATAACAGATAAAGATGGTAATACTTTCTTCTTTGAAACTTCTCTTAGTGAGTCAGATTCAAAAAATGTTAGTAAAGTATTTGGAACGTCTAACTTTGGTAAACCAAGAACAACTGTTCCATTATTTGTTGAAGAACATTTCCAAACATTATTAAATTATTCATATAATAAAGGTTATATTAGAGGTTTAAATTGTGATTTAACCGCTTTACCAAGAGCTAAAGATGAAAGTTTTGATACTATTGCGTTTTATTTAGAACAATATCAAACACCGGTATCACCTTGGGTTGTATCTGAATTAAGAGGTAATAAAGTTTACAACTTATTTAGATTTACAACAATATCTGATGGTGGTGCAGCAAATACTGAAGTTAAAATATCTTTAGTTAATATGTCATTCAGTAATCAAACATTTGATGTTTTAGTTAGAGATTTCTTTGATAATGATGCTAATCCGGTAGTTTTAGAAAAATTCACAAATTGTACTATGAACCCAAATAATGCTTCATTTATTGCTCAAAAAATTGGTACTACTGATGGTGAATATGAATTAAATTCAAAATACATTATGGTGGAAATGAATGAAGATTCACCAATAGACGCTATTCCTTGTGGTTTCCACGGGTTTAAATATAGACAATATGGTTCGTCTCAATCACCATTCCCTATTTATAAAACTAAATACGATTTTCCGGGTGAAGTAGTATTTGACCCACCATTTGGTAACGCAGAAGGTTCTAATGTAACTCAATTAAGTCCTGGTGATAATGTTCGTAGAACTTATTTAGGTATTTCTACAGGATATGGTGCAGGGTATGATGTTGACTTCTTTGGATATAAAGGTAAACAACGTCCATTAAATTTATGTACTGAAAGTGATTACGCTGATTGGGGTGTTCAAACAAGAGGTTTCCATATGGATATCAATGCGGCATCAATCGTTTATCCGGGAACAAACAACCCTGAATTCTATGTTGGTTCAGCACCATTTGTTACTGACCCTGATAGTGCGTCTAATCCTTATTATAACATTTATGCTCGTAAATTCTCATTATTAGTACAAGGTGGTTTTGATGGTTGGGATATCTATAGAGAATCAAGAACTAACACTGATAATTTCAGAATAGGTCAATCTCAATTCCAAAAAGGTTCTTGTCCTACTTTCAGATACCCATCTGCTACAGGTTGGGGAGCGTTTAGACAAATCACTGTTGGAAATAATACTGAAGATTATGCAAATTCTGATTATTACGCTTATTTATTAGGTCAACAAACATTTTCAAACCCTGAGGCAGTAAATATTAATTTATTTGTAACACCGGGTATTGACGCTGTTAACCACGGTGACTTAGTTGGTAGTGCAATTGAGATGATTGAATTTAACAGAGCGGATTCGTTATATATTTGTACAACACCTGATTATCAGATGTTTGTACCTTCAACAACTAACCCATCTGATTTAATTTACCCTCAAGAGGCGGTAGATAGTTTAGTTAATATAGATTCTAACTATACAGCAACTTATTACCCTTGGATATTGGTTAGAGATAGTGTAAACAACACACAAATCTATTTACCACCAACAGGTGAAGTTGTTAAAAACTTGGCATTAACCGATAACATTGCGTTCCCTTGGTTCGCGGCGGCAGGTTACACAAGAGGTATTGTAAACGCAATCAAAGCGAGAAAGAAACTTACTCAAGAAGATAGAGATGTTCTTTACCAAGGACGTGTTAATCCAATTGCAACTTTCTCTGATGTTGGAACGGTAATTTGGGGTAACAAAACTCTACAAGTTGCTCAATCAGCTCTTGATAGAATTAATGTTAGAAGATTATTACTTCAAGCTCGTAAATTGATTTCTGCGGTATCTGTAAGATTACTGTTTGAACAAAACGACCAAAAAGTAAGACAAGACTTCTTAAATGCTGTTAACCCTATCTTAGACGCAATCAGAAGAGACAGAGGTTTATATGATTTCCGTGTAACAGTTTCGTCAGACGCTGCTGATTTAGATAGAAATCAAATGACTGGTAAGATTTATATCAAACCAACCAAATCGTTAGAATTTATAGACATTACGTTCTATATTACTCCGACAGGAGCTTCTTTCGAGAATATATAATAATAAAATTATGACCCATTGTAATAGTGGGTCATAATTAAGCCTTAATTTAAAATTATGTTAAAAAATAAAATTGTAGAAGGTATCGATGAGTTTGGTGCTCCGGATGAAAAGTACTACGCTTTTGATTGGGATGATAATATTGTTTCAATGCCGACAAAGATAATGTTAAAAGACGAAGATGGTGATGAAGTAGGAATGTCTACAGAAGATTTCGCAACTTATAGAGAAGAGATTGGAAAAGAACCTTTTGAATTTGATGGACACGAGATTGTTGGGTTTGCCAATGACCCTTTTAGATATTTTGGGGTTAAAGGTGATAAACAATTTATAGTAGATGCTATGACTGCAAAACCGGGACCTGCTTGGTCAGATTTTGTCGAGGCGATTAATAACGGTTCAATATTTTCAATTGTAACGGCAAGAGGACATACTCCTTCAGTGTTAAAAGAGGCTTGTTACAATTATATAGTTTCAAATCTTAACGGAATTGATTCAAATGAATTAGTTAAAAATTTAGAAAAATATAGAGATTTAGCGGATGAAGATAATATTTCTAAAAGAGAAATGATTAGAGAATATTTAGATTTATGTAAATTTTATCCTGTAAGTTATGGTGAAGGTTCCGCCACAAATCCTGAAGAAGGTAAAATTAAAGCTTTAAAAGAATTTGTTAATTATGTTAAGGCTATGTCTCAACACATACAAAAGAAAGCTTTCTTTAAAAATAAAATAAACAATTATTTTGTCCCTAAGGTAGGTTTTTCAGATGACGATTTAAAAAATGTGGATGTTGTGAAAAAACATTTTGAGAAAGACCCAGAGAATATTATTAAAACATATTCAACAGCAGGAGGAATTAAAAAAGAATATTAAATTAATTATTATATATAAAAATATTTAATAAATAAAAACTAGTTAATAAAATATTAATATAAAAACTAGGATTTCTAGAATGATATAAAATTTAATTCTAAAAGTCAAGAGAAAAAAATTAAATAGACTATATTTATAATAAACAAGATAAAAAAATAAAATTTAAAAACAAATAGAAAAATGGCTGATTTATTAATGAAAATGCCCATACCGTATGAACCAAAAAGACAAAATAGGTTTATTGTACGATTCCCTTCATCTTTAGGGATTAACGAATGGTTTGTAGAATCTGCAGCCAGACCACATATTACTATAACTCCGGTAGCGATACCTTTCTTAAATACTGAGACATATGTTGCGGGACGTTTTGTTTGGGGAACAATCAATGTTAAATTCCGTGACCCAATTGGTCCATCAGCTTCTCAAGCACTTATGGAATGGGTTCGTTTATGTGCTGAATCTGTTACAGGTCGTATGGGATATGCTGCGGGGTACAAGAAAAACATTGACTTAGAGATGTTAGACCCAACAGGTGTTGTTGTTGAAAAATGGATTTTAGAAGGTTCTTTTTTAAGTGATGTTAACTTTGATTCATTATCTTATAGTCAAGACGCTTTAGCGAGTATCACGGCAACTATTCGTATGGATAGATGTATTTTAGTATACTAATTCAATTTAAAATATATAAATTAATCCCACATTAGTGGGATTTTTTATTTATAATACTTTATATAAAATTTTAACTTACTATTATTTATAATAAAAACAAAATTATATGGAACAAGATGCTATAAATGCAGGAACCGAGAATTTCAATTTACCTCACGATGTGGTACAATTACCGTCGGGTGGTATTTTTTACAAATCAAAAAAGAAATCGGTTAAAGTAGGTTATTTGACGGCAACAGATGAAAACGCTTTAATGGCCGGTAGAGGAACTAATGACAATATCATTATGTCCTTATTAAGAAATAAATTATATGAACACGATTTAAGACCTGAAGAGTTAATTGACGGAGATGTTGAAGCTATTCTTATATTTTTAAGAAATACTTCGTTTGGGCCGGAATATAATGTAACGTTAACTGACCCAAAAACAGATAAGACTTTTTCACATTCAGTAATTCTTGATGAGTTAAATATTAAAAAAACAGAGTTTAAACCGGATGAAAATGGGTTATTTACAACTGTGTTACCAAAATCAGGAGTAACTGTTAAATTAAGACCATTAACATATGCTGACACTATGGAAATAAGTTCTATTGTTGATACTTATCCGGTAGGTAGAACTGCACCACTAATTACTCTTAGATTAATGAAACATATAGTGGAGGTTAATGGTGATACCGATAAATCAAATATTGCTATATTTGTAAATAATTTACCAATTATGGATTCAAAATATATCCGTAATTTTGTTAGAGATAATCAACCTTCGTTAGAATTAACG